ATCACCATCTTTAAGGGCTAACATGGTTGCAGCTCTGGACATAATAGAGGCCTCTCTTTCTTAGTCTCTATTATACGCTATGAGTAGCAACAATTGTATCATTTATTTAATTTATGTAGTACTAGGAATTCCATCCAGCCGCTACGTAGAAACATGCATGACTGGCTACGACGACTTCGGTTTTGATAAGGCACTCCTCCAGGATGCTGTGAAGCGTTCCTGGGAGGGATCTGGATGGGAGGCACTATGAAAGAAAACAACATCGCCCACCTTCGTGTCTGCCCGATCTGCGGCAGGACCTATGGTGAGGTCCCGGCGCTATCCCGGATCGACAACAAGACGCTGATCTGCCCGGACTGCGGTACGAGACAGGCCCTCGAATCCATCGGTGTGGATAAGGATGAACAGGAAAAGATCCTCTCCATCATCCACAGTAAGACAGAGTAACCGACATAAAATACACAAGATCCTGTCGACATCTTTGTGTAGATTATGCTCTGAATTAACTGGATATATCTTCCCGGTAGAGTGATTAATACCATAACAAAAAGAACAGCACCTACCAAGGAGGACAAGACCATGACAAGATTTGAAAGAGAACTTAGCGGAGAGCTTGGAGCATTCTGGAAGAAGGACGCAGAGAAGGAACTCGAGAGGGTCAAGGCAGACCTCGAGGCCGGCAAGATCACGATCGACGAGAACGGGGTCGCACGAAACTGCATCGGCAGGGTCCTCATGGATGACATGCTCGAGAAGGTCCAGCACCTCACCGACAAGGCCAACACGGAGGCCACACGGGCCGCCAGAGAGGCCGAAACGGCCGCCTTCCTCGAAGAGTACCGGAAGAACTACCAAGGCCCAACAGAGGAAGAAAAGATCGAGATGCGGGCAGCATTTGGAGAAGGCGAAACGGTGTTCGACATCATCACCGGAAAGCGCATCACCCTTTAAGAATTTGGAGCCGAAAGGCTCCTTTTTCAGTGGTCTAATCTATACAAGATCCGAGCATCATCTTTGTGTAGATTATGCTCCGAATTAACTGGATATATCTTCCCGGTAGAGTGATTAATACCATAACAAAAAAAACACCTACCAAGGAGGACAAGACCATGACAAAGGAAATGCCAAACAGAGCAAAAGAACTTAGGGTACCGCAGACGAGCACAAGCGAGAACCTGGAATGCCAGGGCTTCAAAGTTTTAACCTTCGGGAACAAGATCCTGGCGGTCGGCTACTACTACATGGGCAGGAACAAGGCAAGCTACTACGGAGCAGCCTACACCTTCACCACAGACGACCACACCTGCGAAGGAAACATCAAGCTGGAAGCCTTAAGCGAGAACTTCTTCGAAGACGACGGACACGCATTCGCCTGGGCCATGAACGCCTGAGACTTTAGAAACACGGAATACACAGTGACCAGCAGAAATGCCGGTCACTTTTCTTATACAGATTTTTCAGAGAAAGGAGGAAGCCGTATGGCTACCAGAGGAAGAAAACCGACGCCGACTGCGCTAAAGGTCCTCGAAGGTAATCCTGGCAAGCGGCCCTTAAATACAGCAGAACCGCAGCCGCTAAAAAAGGCGCCGAGCTGCCCAAAGTGGCTCGAGCCGGAAGCCAAGAAGGAATGGCGACGCTTGGCGAAACAGATGGAACAGCTCGGGATTCTCACGGAAGTCGATATGGCTGCCTTCGCCGGCTACTGCCAGGCCTACGCCAGATGGAAAGAGGCCGAGGAATTCATCACGCAGCACGGCACCATCGTCCGGACGCCTTCCGGCTATTGGCAGCAAGTCCCTCAGGTATCGATCGCACAGACCTACCTCAAGGTGATGAATCGGTTTGCTGAGCAGTTCGGTCTGACACCGGCATCCAGAAGCCGGATCATTGCTGATGCTGCTGCATCTGGTCCGGCAGATGACATGGAGGATCTTCTTGGAGGCGATGATGAATGAGCGAAAGACCGACAGACTATCCGAAGCTCACGGATTACAAGCCGAGCCGATTCATGGAGCCCACTTCTCACTACGACGTAAAGAAAGCCGATCGTGCGGTCCGGTTCATTGAGAACTTAAAGCACACGAAGGGTAAGTGGGCTGGGAAGCGGTTCTGGCTGCTTCCCTGGCAGGAACAGATTATCCGGGACATCTTCGGGATCGTTGATGAAAACGGCCACCGGCAGTTCCGGACAGCCTTTATCGAGATCGGGAAGAAAAACGGAAAATCAGAGCTTGCAGCAGCCGTTGCCCTGTATCTCCTGTACGCAGACGGCGAGCCTTCTGCTGAGGTGTATGGCGCTGCGGCTGACCGCCAGCAGGCATCCATCGTATTTGATGTTGCGCACCAGATGGTCCGCATGACTCCGGCGCTGATGAAGCGCTCCAAGATCATGGCGGCAACTAAGAGAATCGTGAACTATTCGAATGCAGGCTTCTACCAGGTCCTCTCTGCTGAGGTCGGCACAAAGCATGGTCTCAATGTCTCAGGCCTGGTGCTAGACGAAGTACATGCACAGCCCAATAGACGTCTATACGACGTTCTGACCCAGGGCTCTGGTGATGCCAGAGAGCAGCCGCTCTACTTCCTTATCACCACAGCCGGCACAGATAAGGAGTCGATTTGTTATGAGCTTCACACAAAAGCACTGGACATTTTGGCAGGTCGAAAGATCGATCACACCTTCTACCCGGTGGTCTACGGGCTTACCGATGAGGATGACTGGCATGATGAGAAGAACTGGTATAAAGCGAATCCCTCCCTAGGGCAGACGATTCAAATTGACCGTGTGCGAGATATGTACCACGAAGCTTTGGAGAATCCTGCTGAAGAGAACGTCTTCAAACAGCTCCGGCTCAACATGTGGGTCTCATCGATCACCCGGTTTATTCCAGAGCAGATCTATGACAAGGGAAACCTGCCGATCGATATGACCTCTCTTGAAGGCCGGGATTGTTACGGAGGTCTCGACCTTTCGAGCACCGGTGATATCACTGCGCTGGTCCTGATGTTTCCACCAAGGACCGAGGACGAGAAGTACATCATGCTTCCCTTCTTCTGGGTGCCAAAGGACACGATTCCACTAAGGGTCCGCAGGGCTTCGGTTCCATACGACGTCTGGTACCAAGAGGGATACCTGGAAGCGACCGAAGGAAACGTCATCGACTACAACTTCATCGAGGCCTTCATCAATAAGCTCTACGAGAAGTACCACATCCTGGAGATCGCAGTCGATAGGTGGAATGCGACGCAGCTCATCCAGAACCTGACCGACGACGGCTTCACCATGGTGCCCTTTGGCCAGGGCTTTAAGGATATGAGCCCGCCGACCAAGGAGTTCTATAAGCTGCTGATGCAGGGCCGGATCATCCACGGCGGGAACCCGGTCATGCGCTGGATGAGTGGAAATGTCGTGGTGGACAAGGATGCTGCAGAAAACATCAAGCCTACCAAGGCAAAGTCACCGGAAAAGATCGATGGCATCGTTGCTGCCATCATGGCGCTGGATCGATGCATCCGGCACGAAACGACAGAGAGCGTCTACGACCAGCGTGGGCTCTTGTCATTTTGAGGAGGATTTCTATGGGAATATTTTCTAGGCGGAAGAAAGATGCCGCGCGGGATGCGCCTCTAGGGCTTCCTGAGATTACAGATAACGTCCGAGACTCCGGACAGACCTTTCTCTTTGGAAGGGCCGACTCCGGTGAGCGGGTCGATGAGAAATCGGCCATGCAGATCGCAACGGTGTATGCCTGCGTACGTCTCCTTGCTGAGACGGTTGCAGGTCTCCCTCTACGGCTTTACAGATACACGGACGATTCCGAGCGCGGCAAGGAACGAGCAACCGGCCATCCGCTGTATAAGGTTTTGTACCGACAGCCAAATCCAGAAATGACGAGTTTCTCTTTCCGGGAGACCATGATGACGCACCTGCTCCTCTGGGGCAACGCCTATGCGCAGATCATCCGGGATGGAAAGAACAACATCCTCGCACTCTATCCGCTGTATCCAGAGAACGTCGAAGTGGACCGTGATGAGAATGGTGAAATCTATTACATCTATCACGCATACACAGACGAGGTTCCTGGAGATCAGAACAAGGATCTGTATTTCAGGCGGGATGAGATCTTCCACGTACCTGGGCTTGGCTTTAATGGGCTCGTCGGTTTCTCACCGATCGCCATGATGAAGAATGCACTCGGTACGACGATCGCCGTCGAAAAGTATGGCTCTGCCTTCTTTCGGAATGGCGCGCAGCCTTCTGGTGTATTGGAGCACCCTGGGGTTCTCAAGAATCCGGACAAGATCCGTGAGAACTGGTCCGACGTGTACGGCGGTGCTAATAACGCACACAAGGTTGCCGTCCTCGAGGAAGGCATGACCTACAAGCCAATCAGCCTGCCGCCAGAGGATTCGCAGTTCTTGTCGGTTCGACAGTTCTCCGTTGAGGAGATCTGCAGAATTTTCCGGGTCCCGCCACACATGGTCCAGGACCTCGACCACGCAACGTTCTCGAACATCGAGCACCAGAGCATCGACTTCGTGGTCCATACACTGACACCGTGGCTGGTCCGGATCGAGCAGGCAATTGAGAAGGATCTGCTGCTCCCTGAGGAACAGGACACCTACTTTCCAAAGTTCAATGTGGACGGGCTCCTGCGTGGTGACTACCAGAGCCGGATGAACGGTTATGCAACCGGCATCAGCAATGGTTTTCTTTCACCCAATGATGTGCACCGCCTCGAGAACATGGATCTGATTCCTGCAGAAAAAGGCGGCGACGATTATTACCTGAATGGCGGCTATGTCCGTCTTGAGGATGCAGGCAGATTCCAGAGTGGTCCCGAGCCTGAGCCGGAACCTTCTGAACCTGAGACAGCAAATAGAGCAAAGGAGGCCAAGCCTCCAAGGAGGAAACGATGAAGAAGTTTTGGAACTGGATTCATGATGACAGCGGAGGCAGGGTGCTTCGCCTCGAGGGGCCTATTGATGAGGACTCCATCTGGGGCGATGAGATCACACCGCAGGATTTTCGGGCAGAGCTCGAAGCTGAGGACGGCGATGTCACTGTCTGGATTAATTCGCCGGGCGGGAACGTCTTTGCAGCCGCTGAGATCTACACGATGCTGAAGGACTACAAGGGAGCGGTCACTGTCAAGATCGCATCGGTTGCTGCTTCTGCGGCTTCCGTTGTAGCGATGGCCGGAGAAAAAGTTCTCATGTCACCAACAGCAATCCTGATGATTCATGATCCTTCTACTGTAGCGATGGGTAACGCCAGAGATATGGAGAAGGCGATCGACACGCTGAACGAGGTGAAGGAAAGCATCATCAATGCCTACACTTTAAAATCCGGTCTCTCCAGGAAGAAGGTCTCAGACCTCATGACGAACGAGACCTGGATGGATGCAAGGCAGGCCGTTGATCTTGGCTTCGCCGACGAGATTCTCTACCAGGATAAGAAAGAGCCACCTGAAGATCCTGACGAGAACCCGGATGAAAAAGACCCGGATGAGCCTGACGAAGACAATCCCGATCAGAACGATCCGGATGAAGATGATCCGGATAAGAAAAAGATCGTCGTCCCTGGCGCTTCGGCGCATCTTTATTCCAGCCGCATGATGGATATGAAGATCCTGAATAGACTCTGCGGCAAGGCAAAGAGCCCGGATAAAAAGCCCAGAGCCGAGCCCGTCATCGGGATGAACGGCACAACCGAAGATGGCAGCATGCCATACGAAATCTTAAAGAGAGAGCTTTCGTTCCTTCGCTAAGGAACCGGCTGCTCTTTTCATACTCACACACCTTTAAAGGAGGATAAGACAATGAGTAAGATTCTTGAATTACGCAATAAGCGCAACACCCTCTGGGAGCAGACGAAGGCATTCCTGGAGGAACACAGAGATGCAAATGGTCTTGTCGATGCAGCTGCCGTTGAGCAGTACAACAAGATGGCTTCCGATGTGAAGGCCCTCGGCGATGAGATCGAGCGTCTTGAAAACCAGGCCGAGATTGATGCAAAGCTCTCGCAGCCGACTTCCGCTCCGGTCCATGCAGACCCGAAGGTCGGCCCGAAGAAGAACGTGTCTCCGACTGCTACTGCTGAGTACAGCGAAGCCTTCTGGAACATGCTGCGTAACCGCGGCAACTACGGTCAGGTGATGGATGCCCTCTCTGTCGGAGAAGATCCGAAGGGCGGATACACCGTACCGGATGAGTTTGAGAAGCAGCTCGTCGAAGCCCTGGAGGAGAATAACATCTTCCGCTCCATTGCGACAGTCATCCGTACTTCTTCTGGCACCAGGAAGATCCCGATCGCGGAGGATTCTGGTGAGGCAAGCTGGATCGATGAGGGTGAAGAGATTCCGGAGGCTGATACGACCTTCGGCCAGACGACTCTTGGCGCCTACAAGATGGGAACCATGATCAAGATCTCGAACGAGCTCCTGAACGACTCCGCTTTTGACCTCGCGTCTTACATCGCTCGCCGCTTCGGTGTTCGCATGGGTAATGCAGAGGAGAAGGCATTCTTCACCGGCGATGGTCAGAACAAGCCGCTCGGACTTCTGGCTGAGACAGGCGGAGCGCCGGTCGGTGTGACCGCATCCACCCAGACCAAGGTGACCTTTGACGAGGTCTTCCAGCTTTACTACGCGCTCAAGTCTCCGTACCGGAAGAATGCGCAGTTCCTCTGCAACGAGGCACTTCTCCTGCAGCTCATGACGCTGAAGGATAAGAACGACAACTACATCTGGAAGCCGTCTCTCGAAGTCGGGAAGCCGAACACTCTGCTTGGCCGTCCGATCATCACCAGCACCTACATGCCGGCGATCGCAGCTGGTGCCAAGGCACTGGTATTCGGTGACTACAGCTACTACTGGGTAGCTGACCGCCAGACGAGAACGTTCAAGAGACTGAACGAGCTCTATGCTCGTACCGACCAGGTGGGCTTCATTTCCACGCAGCGTGTTGATGGCAAGCTGATCCTTCCGGAGGCTGTCCAGGTTCTCCAGATGAAGGCTTCTGCCTAATCTTAGGAGGTGATGATCGTGGCATTACTAAGTCTTTCGGAGGTGAAGGAATATCTCCGGGTCGATACGGCTGACGAGGATGCCACGATCGGTATCCTCCTTCAATCGGCTGAGCGGTTATGCGTGGATGTCGCAAGACTCACAAAGGACCAGTGGGAAGTGATCAATTCGGATGCGGAGGAATCAGAGCTTTATAGCAAGGATGATCTCTCGGCTATTCGAGAAACGATGAAGGTCGCAATCCTTTATGCGACGGCTTATCTTTTCGAGCACAGAGAGGAAGCAGATCATCATGCTTTGGCTCTCACCCTCCGGTCCATTCTTTTTGCCATCCGGGAGGGAGTAAACGAATGAACATCGCAGCAATGAATCTTCGAATCACCTTCCAGAAACAGGTGGTGGAAACGGATGAATACGGAAACCACACGAACAGCACGGCGGATTACATTACCTGCTGGGCTACCGCTTCCGGGTCCGGGACTGAAACGGATGCTGCTGGGACCACGAATTCTGAGGAGTCTATCGATTTCACCACCAGGTGGTGCAAAGCCCTCTCCGAGGTCACCTCGGATCATTACCGGATCATCGCAGACGGGAAGCTC